CTTGCTCAAACAATTTGTCCTCTATTATTTTACAGTAGTGAAAAACATTTATAGTGTCTAATCTTCTACCTTTGAACTCAAATTTGAAATTAAGAGAGTAACCACCTTTAAAAGTTTTTGTAGTACTTGCTATTACTAATAATCTTAATTGGTCTTTAAATACCTTTTTAGCCCCCCAGTGTAGGTTGTTGTAAGCATTAAAAGATAGTTTGGTAAGGTTTTTAAATTCTATTGTTATCATGTGATTTTATTTTATCTAACAAATACCTTAAATCAAACCTTACACCATTGTTAATTAGAAACTCATAATGTTTAGTGTATAAATAATACAGATGTTCTTGCTTATCTCCGTATTTTAAATGCTCTTCTCTAGTAACAGCTTGTAAGTTTTCAATCCTATCCTTATCTTTTGATGGGTTTCCGCCCATTCCTTTGCAATCAATATGATGAATGTCAATAGCCTTTTTACCACTTAGTTCGCTTGGTATAAAATCTGTTTCATCATATCCTAATGCTTTAAGATATATTTTTGTATGGTTTTTCATATCTATAATATTCTTATTGCATTTTCATTTAGCAATATTTGGTTATTTAATAATCTTTTTTGAGATTCGCTTTTTGCAATACCTCCCAATATCAAATATAAAACCTTATTGTTTTCTTCTAATGTTTCTTTTACTAGTTTTGTTTTCTTCATGTTTCTTTTTTTATTAGGTTATACGCTTTTTCTAGTCTATGATAATAGGGTAAGAATAGTCTATTACCTGTATTGGCTTTTAAAAATGAAACGTGCATCTCAACAAAAAGCTCTATATCCGTAATTGTCTCACATTTACTTAACTTGAGATATTTTGGTAACTCCGGTAAGCTATCAAAGAACATTTGAATATCATCTACTTTGCTCATTTAAAATGTTTTAGAACCTAAGTGTAATAATTTATAATTCACCCAAAACATATCTTTTTGATTCCTTATTAGATATTCTCTTGCAACTGTTATAAAGAAGTTTTTAGACTCTTTTAGTATTTTATTAGCTGTTACAACCCCTACTCTACAATGAATATTTAAACCTAATTCCTTTTTTACCTCTTGTTTAAATTCTTTGGTTATTGGTGTAATACCTGAAATATTATCAACTTTATCTCCTACTAACATTTGCTCGTAGAATAAAAAACTAGCATCTAAATCACTTATAAGCATAACTTCTGTCTGTTTGTATTCCTTTACTTTACTATCGTGTTCGTCTAAAACAACATTTCCGTACTTGTCTTTGGCGTTTTGCTTGTAGTAACTCCAATAGTAACCCCCAATGGTTTTTAAGTCTTTATCAGGGCTAACAACAATATATTTTCCTTTCCCTAATTCCTTTGCTCTATCGTATATTAAATCATCAGCTTCTAAAGTATCCGAACTAATTGCACCATTATGTTTATAATGCTCTCTAATCAACCATACATATCCGTTTTTCTTTCTATTGGCTTTGTAGTTTTTGTAAATTTTATGTCTAAAGTTATTAGAACAAGTAGTAATGTAAAGTTCATAAGATTCAATCTCTTCAAAGAATATACTTTGTAAATGGTCTTGCATTTTTAGTAATTCATTTTCAAGTCTGTTAATCCCCTCGTTATAAACCTCTTCCATTAACCACTGTTTAGCTCCTTTTTTACCGTAGGTAGTAATAGCCTCTCTCATTTGATTAAAAGAGACTATTCTATACACTGCTTGGTATATTTTGCTGTCAAGGTCAATTAGAGCTATCATTAGTTGTTTTCTATTTCTTTTCTTCGTTCTGAAAATAAAGACTTCAAATTGTCATCTGTTTTTATTCTAATATCCGAATTGTAAACAACCCCCAAGTCCTTTACATCTTTAGATGACTGTATCTTTTTAGAAATATCTTCTATTTCTTTAGATGTTAGCTTATTAAATTCTGCTGTAATTTCTGACACATACCTTACATCATCAAATTTACCTAAGAAAATATCCGCATTAAAACCTAATTTAGAAATAGCCTTAGTTAATGTATCTGTTTCTATTTTCTTAGCGAAATTGTCATCAATCATTGTTTTTGCGTTGTTGATATACAGTTTGTAGCTGTTTATTATTTCAAACTCCCCTTTAGGAAAGAAGAAAACACCTTTAAAAACAACTAAATCAAATTTATCAACCAAAGAGTAGTCTAATTCAATCTCTTTAAACCCCCACTTCTCACCATAAACACCAAACTGCTCTGTTACCATCATTATCTGATATTGTGGTGCAATAGCTGTTATTGTCATTCCGCCAATCTTAGCTTTTTTTGTGTATTTTGGATTGGTTTTTTCAACCTTGTTCCATAATTCTAAATTTTTATTTTCACTCATGGTTTTTTATTTTAAGATTTCTGTATATTTAATTAATTCCATTTCTCCTCTCATTGTAAACCCTAATTTATCTCTGTATTTCTTTAGCCATTTTTTAGCTTCTAAAATAGTAGGGTATTTATTAGAGTACTTTACAAGTCCCTTTCTAGTGGTAATGCTATAAGCATAAGTTGTAATTGTTTTTAATTTTTTCATAGTTTTTTATTGAAGTTATTAACAAATTTAATCATTTATTCTCTTATATTCGTTCTAAATAAGGTTTAATTAATGTAACACTAACTAATCAAAGGGTTCGTTATTCTTGTTTAGGTTCTTGTATATTGCCCATACAAATAATATTATTACGCTTAAAAATAGTATATTTTCCATAATTTATTTATTTAATTTATTGAGTTTAGTACTGCGTTATAGACGAAATCTGAATCTTCGTTCAGTGTTTCTAATTGTTTTTCTGTCATTGGTTCACCCCTGTAATCTGCACTAGAAATAAATGCATCTACAAAATCAGGATAATCACTAGGCATAATACCTTCAACTTCTACGTTGTCAATATCATCATAATCAAACACTTCTACTTCTTTGTATTCAATCATTGGGTCGTTAATCGGGTTTCTTGGGTCGTTTTCAAATTCATTCATATAGTTATTGTTTTAAATTTATTTTTAGGTCGCAATTTGCGACTTGTTACTTTAGTTACCCTAAAAGACTTCAATCTCTTAGGGTTAGTTTTCTGCTTACAGTCTTTTCAGCAAAGTTGTAGATTGGGGAATCTACACTCATAGACTTATTATAAAGATTAATCCCATTGAGTCAACAAACCAATATTAAACCTCTTTTTGGGGAATCTTTATTCTTTTATTCTACTATATCAATATCATTATCAATAAGTAAATTATTTATTTTAGATTTTTGTTCTATTTCCTCAATTTTCTCAAATTGACTATTCATAAAAGAAAACCAAGAATCTAATTTTGGGAATTTCTCTTTTTCCTCATCAGATGGTAAGTTTATATTAAATATATCCATTATACTATGTTTTTAAAATCATTTAATGCTAATAGGCTCACGTCTTTAATAAGACCTAAATTTTTCATCATATCAACTCTGCTTATTGTTAGGTTGAATACTGACAATGTATCTTCCCAGTCTCTTTTTATTGCTATTCTTGAAGCTGGATAATCTTCCGTACACTCATTTATAAGAGCGATTTGTTTAGTGCTTAGTACCATAATTTATTTGTTTTTTATAATTCCGTTTCTGTAAATATGGTAATCTTCATCTTCGTAATATCCGTTGATTTTTACCTCCTGATTAAGTATAGAGTATGTTAGGGTCTTTATTTTAACCCCATCAACACTATGCCTTTTTAATTTCAATTCCTTTCTTGAAATGCTCTTGATTGAGCCATGTATCTCAATTTGTTCTGTGTTGTTTTTTTGAATTAACACCCAAACATTTGTCCTTGTTTTTGACATATTTTTTATTAGTTTTTTCCTTGATTATATCTTTGTAAATAACTGTTACTTACATTTTTTGAGTATTTTTTTAGTATATCCGCTCCGCTTTTGGAGTTGTTTTTTTTATACCCTTTTGTGTTTAACATTTTATAATACATTTCTTTGTTTGCACCTGGTTTATCAATTCTAAACTCTTTAGGTATATTTAATTCAGATAATATATCCTCTGTAAAATTTATTGAAGTAAGGTTGTAGTAGGCTGATATTAGGCTTATTTTCTTGTTTAAATCTAAGTGCTTCTGTATTGTTAAATCTTTGTTTTTACCA